TTCCGTCTGCGCGCCTTCGACTCGGCTCCACGTCAGGTAGGTCGTGCTCGTGCTCGGCTTGTATTCGATGACGACGGCGCCACCGCTTTGGATGAACTCCTCGGCTGGCGGCGTCCACTTTACTTTAATGCGCGGAATTGCCGTGCCGTCGGCTTGGATGAATTGCGTAGTACCGTCTGCGGTGAGCGCGAGACTCGATGGCGCGCCGAGCGTGAACGGGTCGGGCAACGTCGTGTTTGGCGAGTCGGCGACATAAACTTGATCGGCCACCGTCCACGAGTAAACCGAGGACGCGGTTTCGCGCAGAGTCATGTCAATGTAAAGCTGCGGCGGATTGCCGTCCGTTGCAAAGTGCCACTCCATCACCTCGAAAACCTTCGATGACCAACCGAGCTTTGCGTTGGTGATCATGACCGTGTCGCCCGCGCGAACTTGCATCGCCTCTAGGCGAAAGCGTGCGGTGAACGTGATTTCTTCGCGCGCGCGGCGTAGCTCAATGACGGCCAAGCGTTGAGCGCAGGATGCGGAGGTTGTGAATGGCAGAACGACGTCGCGGTAATAGCGCGTGTTGTTGTCGTTGGTAACGTAGGTCGCCGACGAGATCGTTGGGAAGTCCGACACTTGCCAGCCGTTGCTTTCGCTGACGTAAACGCCTTTTACCGAGTTCACGCGGTCGCGCGCGCTCGTGCGCGTCTGGATGTTCAGCGGGCCGACGAAGTGCTTTTCGGTGAGCGTCACCGTTGGGATGCGATAGCCGCCGGCATAAGGAACAACCTTGCCGCCAGAGTACGCGATGAGTCCGCCCATCGCCGAGAGGAGCTTGCCGATGTTCTCGTCTGGTGACGCGCTCGTGGCGATGACGCCGTTGCACTCGTAGCGGTTTTCGTAGGTTGCCGGTACCGTGATCGGCTTCACCTCGACGTCCTCGTCGCAGATGTTAGCGGCTGCATTGATGGCGGTGACGTCGATCTCGGTCGCGTCCATGCCCATGCCGACAGCCGAGTCGGTGAGATAGTCACGCAAGCACAGCGCAGGATTTGCCGAGTAAGCCGTCGTGCTCGTGCGCGTATCTAGTACCTTCTTGCCTTTGATGACTGCCGAGATGTTCGGAATACCGCTTGGAAATTTCTCGGTGTCCCAAGTTAGGCGGACATAAAGGTAAGCGATGCCTTGCAGACGATGGTCAGACGTCCATTTACCGTCCGTCAGACTTGCCGTGTCGTTGATTAGATCGGTGTCAGCCGTCTGATAGGACTCGCCAAGATGCTTATTCACGCGCGCGACACCGTTGTAGAAACCTGTCGGCGTATTGCTTACAAGCGGAACAAGATCGTCGTTGAAATAAACTTCCTCGATTTCCTCAATCTCGTGGCCGGCCAGAGCAATCACGATGTGCAAATACTCGTTTTTGCTTCCGGTCGTGGACATATAAACCACGGTGCCAGATGCGCGGCATCGACCATAAATAATGTTTCTCGCAGCGATTGGTGAGCGAACCATCTGCGAGCGTTGAGAGAGCGAGGCGTCGGTGTAGCTCGGAGCCTTTGGCGCGAGTAGCTTAGACGCGGCCATTGATGCTGCCGTGATAGCAACAAAGTTTAGCACGTACGTGATCGCTGTGGCGATTGCAACGCTGTTGAAAGCGTTCATGAGCGCGACCCAAACGAAAGGATTAGCAAAGACTGGCATGATTAGATTTTCCAGAAGCGCGTTTCCACGCCGTCGTTTAAGTTAGCAAATTGAAGTCCATCCTTGCCGACGAAAGCTGCCGTTGAACCAAGCATGATTCCCATCGTGTCGCCGTTGCCGCAATCGCGCACCGCAATGTCACCGCGCGCCGCGAATCCTTGGCTGATTGGCTTGAAGCCTAGAGGTTCCATGTGTGCTTGAATAGTTCCAATCAGTCCACCGTGTTTTTCCAGCACGCGCACGCCAGAAAGCGCACGGTCATAAGTGCCGCGCAAGGTCGCCGCTGGGTCGAGTCCGGTGCAAAGCTCAATCCAGTCGGCTCCGAATAAGCAGCAATCGTTCACGCCCCAAGCGAAAGGCTCGTTGCGTTTGCGGTCGATGTAGGCGGCGAGAGCTTCCGGCCAGTTGGCGCAGCGTGTCGGCATGGTTAATCGTAAGTTGTCGGGCCGTAATTGCCGCCACCGCTATCATCGACCGGAGCTGAAAACTTCGCGTTGCCCCAATAGATTTCCTTTTCTTGGATTGAGTTCACAAACTCCAAACCCTTGTCGCCCGAGTAAAGGTTTTTCTGCTCCTCGTCCGTGTATCTCACTTCGCGCGGACGCCGAAAATCCACAAGCTTGTTTTCGGCAGTCATGCCAATGGTCGCGTTCTGTCCATCGTCGTTGATCGACATGACGTCCATGCGACCGGAGAAGATCGTGATTGGAGTCGAGACAAGCGCGCCGCTGGAATCGAGTGCGCCAAACATTATCGAGCACGCCTTGCCTTGATAGTTCTCGCTGAGTGCGACGGCGATCAAAGCGGTCGGCACTCCTGAGAGTTGCATCGAGATACCGCGCGCGGCAAGGTCGGTCGTCTCCTCGACTGGCGAAATCGTGCCGAGCGTGCCAATGCCGAGATAGCCGGTGCCAGCGTAGGTGATCGTGCCGTAACCGCTCCAAAGATTAACCGGAGTTTCGAACGAGAGCGACGCGAGAATGATCGGAGAGAGTTGCGACGCGCTGACCTGCGTCGTCATGTCGTTACTGAGAGAGCGACCTGCGGTGGTTATGCTCATTGCGCGACGTCCTCCATCACGTTGAACGACACGCCGTAAAACTTGGCGGTGTCGATGCTCCATTGCGTCGAAGGCTCGGCGAGGCGGAACACGCCTCTTGCCGCTCGAAAAGGCGATACGGCTGGGCTGTAAATAATTGAAGTGCCGCCAGCGTAAGACGAGCGCAAGACTGGAAACACGTCCACGGATGACGACGAGTTTACCTGCACTATTTTGTAAAGCGAGGTGCCAATTTCAATCCAGTCGCCCGCAGCAAAGGTGGTTCCACCTGTCGCACCGCTAAAGGTTAGCGTCGTGCCATTAGCCGTAGCCGATGACACGGTAAGCGTGCCAGTCACGGTGCCGCGTGGCGTCGGGTTGGCGAAGTCTTGAAAGTAGAACGTGCCGCGCTGCGCCATGAGCAGAAACGATACGACCTGTTCCGCAGCCGTGCGCGTCATTGGCGGGCAATCCACGGTGCCAATCCAGCCTTGGCCTTGCCAGTTGTATTGCTGCACCTGCATCGTGAACGGCGAGACGTTGCGCGAGACTGCGCTGAGTCCGGTCAAGGACAGGCGCGAGGCTTCAAGCGCAGCGGGCGGCGTGAGTGGATAGGAGATGGCCATGATGTTTACGCGAAGGCTGAACGATACGCGCCGCCACGGCGCACCATGTCTGGAATCTCGGCCTTGAGGCGGCGACGTTCTTGTTCCAAGATCGGGCCAAGTTCATTGCGCGTGACGCCAGCAGCAATGTTGTAGTTCACATTGATCGAAGGGCCAGCGGAGCCACCGCCTTGGTTCATGTTGGAGTTGGAAACTATGGAGCCGCTGGCGCGCGGCACGAATAGTTCTGGGCCGCGTTCTCCGACGACGTAAGGACTGTTCGCGGATACTGGGCCACCGTTTGCGCGGAAGATTCCTTGCAACGCGCCAGAGATTCCAGCGGCGAGAGGTTGCGTGATAGTTTGCTGAAATACCAATCTAAGCAAATCACGTCCTACTGCTTTTAGAACATTTTGTAATTTTTCACCGCTTAAAATTGCGTCCTCAAAACCTTGTGCAATTATGCTTCCAGCATTTTCGCTCATTATCGCAAGTTGCGACATTGCAGGAATTGCCTTATTAGCATTTTCATTTGCAGCAAGTATTCGTGATGCCATATCTTCAGCATCACCAGCAGCAGATGCGTATGCTGCGCCAGCAACACCCAAAGCTTTTGCTGCATTTTCTGCAGTCATTCCTTGAGTTTCTTCTAGTTTAGTAATTCTTTCAATTTCCTCCATGTAGATTTGAAGCGGACTGCGTATAGAAGAAATTGTTTGCTCATACTTTTGCAGATTTGCGTTCCTGATTGCCTGTAAATCATTCGAAGCCCTCATCATTCTAGAAGTTCTATCTTCAGAAACGTCGGCGGTTTTAGCGTGCTCAACAGCAAACTTTGCAGCTTCTGCATCTATTTTTGCAGCCTCCATTGCAGACTTATCTTCTTCGGAAATTGCTTTTACGGTTGGAGTTGGCGTACCTTCTTGAAGCATTGGGCCTATCAAAAGTCCTTCTGGCCGAATCCTCATTCTGGATCGTTCCATTTCAGTTAGAAACTTTTCTAAATAATTTTGCGCTCCAACAAATGCTGATGCAGCACCAGCTTTAACCTTGGCAAACATTACTTGAAAACTATCTCCAGCCCGATCAATGTTTTTGATTTCTCTGTCCGTTAATTTGATCGAATCAAATCCTTTGCTGATTTCATCAAATCCAACAGCAGCAATTTGACTCAGAGTCTCTTTCATCTTTGGGCCAATCTTAGCTCCAAAAATGTCAGCAATAGCATTATATGCCGCTTGTTTATCCGTAGCGTTTGCCAAGCTGATGGCTATAACTTCCCATTGTTTGTCGATAGATAGCGCACGCAAACCTTCTCCGGTTAAATTAAGTGCCTCAAATGATTTGATCGCCGCCTCATTTCCAGAGACCGCATCTTGTATTTTAGAACGAAGATTTTCAGCGGCTTTTGCAGTTTGCTCAAATGCCAATCCATTTTGAAGATTAGCATACGCCAACCCTTGAAACGAATCCGTGGTCATTCCAGCCTCAATCGAAAGATCGTTTAGCTTTCCGCCTAAATCTAGAACGCTCTTAACCATCATGCCGATACCGGCAACACCCAAGCCGACGCCAAATGCTGACGTCAGTTTTTGTGCACTGTTCGTCATTCTTTGCAGCGAATTTTGCACATTAGCAAACGCTTGCTTAGTGGCGTCAACCGCTCTGAGGACGAATGTAGCTTCAGCTGCCATGATGTTTTCTCAGTCGATTTTGATGGTTAATATAGGCAAGCCAGCCGTTCATTTCGTCGGCTGGCATGGCGAGGACTTCGTGAGCGAATTTGCCGAGACGTTCAGCGATGCTGTAGACGGCGAGGAGGTCGGCACCTTCATCGCCGCCGATTAGTTTTTTAAGTCTTCAAGATTCGCGGAACTGTCGGCGAGAATCTGATTGGCGACGCGAGCGACCACGTTGCTATCGGCCTTGTTGAGCAAGGTCGGCTTGTGCTCGATGGTGAATAGCTTCTTTCCGCTCTCGTCCGTGGCTTTCATTATCAAAATGTCCACGAGCAAATCCATATCATTGTTCTGAGATTTCTTATATACTCGGTTTTTCTCAGCCAAGGTCATTGGCGTCGAGAAGATCACGAGCTTCCACTCAGGAACCTCGATACGTTTGGTGCCGAGGTTGTTGAAATGTTCGCGGACGAGATCAATAGCTTCCATGTGTGTGTTTTGTTTTGTGTTTTTCTAGCGTTAAACGGTCAGGGTCGAGAGCGCGCCGTTACCTTCGAAACTAATAGCACCTTCTACGAGGCCATCAAAACTAGCCGAAACGTCGAATTTCGTCACGATAGCCGAGCCGCTGTAGTAAACATCCGAGGACGTCGCGCCCTCTGGATAGAGGTTGAGCGTGACGGTCGAGCCGATGGTGATGAGAAGTTGGCCTGCGTCGGCTTCGTCCCAGTAGAGATCGCCGGATGCGCTCCAAGTCTTCATTGAGCCTTGGCGCGTGCGGTAGACGTCGCCGATCACGCTATCCTCGACGGTGTCGGAGGAGTGCGAGAGCGAGTAATTGCGGAGTTCACCGATGGTGG